TACACATAAGACTAGTGACGAACTTAAGGCTGCAATCAAGGAGCGCATTGCCCAATTGATGCAAATGCAAAAGCTTGATAACAAAGGTAAGACAGAAACACGCTTAAGCCAGCTTACAAACAAGGCAGAAGTCGTAGATGCTGAGGCAAAAGAGGTCAAATGAGCGCATCAGCCACCCAAAACCACCCAAAAAAGCGGTTAACCCTAGCTGAATTAGAGTTTTTAGACAAAAACTTAGACCATATGGGCGAAGCGGAGCTCAGAACTTGGTACAAAGACCTAGATACGACGGTAGTTGGTGAAGAAAAAGACGCTTCCCAAGAAAAATTCATGGCTTTTGTCAAAAAAGTCTGGCCCAGCTTTATAGAAGGAGCTCATCATGATGAAATGGCAGAGGCGTTTGAGCGAGTCGCCAAGGGAGAATGCAAGCGACTTATCATTAATATGCCACCTAGGCATACGAAATCTGAATTTGCTAGTTACCTCCTTCCTGCTTGGTTTTTGGGTAAATTTCCAGAGAAAAAGGTTATTCAAACCTCCCATACCGCTGAGCTTGCTGTGGGCTTCGGACGAAAAGTCCGTAATTTGGTCGACTCAGACATATACAAGTCAATATTTCCGGGAGTTGGACTCCAAGCAGATAGCAAAGCCGCAGGTCGTTGGGCGACTAATAAAGGTGGAGATTACTTTGCAATCGGTGTTGGCGGAGCGGTCACTGGTAAAGGCGCAGATATACTCATTATTGACGACCCGCATTCAGAACAAGAAGCCACAATAGCGGAAACTAACCCAGAAATCTACGATAAGACTTACGAATGGTACACCTCGGGTCCAAGACAGCGTCTGCAACCAGGTGGGGCGATCATTATTGTGATGACACGGTGGTCTAAGAAGGACTTAACGGGGCAAGTTGTCAAAGCAGATGCGCAAAGAGAAGGTGAAGGGTGGAAAGTTATTGAGTTTCCAGCTATTTTTGAGGATGGAGAGCCACTTTGGCCTGAGTTTTGGAGCCAAACAGAGCTTTTAGCCCTTAAAAATGAGCTCCCAGCGGGTAAATGGCAAGCTCAGTACATGCAGGCGCCCACTTCGGACGTCTCGGCAATCGTCAAACGGGAATGGTGGCAGATTTGGGACCAAGATGACCCTCCTAGTTGTGAATTTGTCATCCAGTCATGGGATACGGCGTTCTTAAAGACCGAACGAAGCGACTATTCAGCCTGTACCACGTGGGGTGTGTTCTATCGGGACAATGCGGTAGGACTTTCTAGCGCTAATATCATCCTATTAAATGCGTTCAAACGCCGTATGGAGTTTCCAGAGCTCAAACAGAAAGCCTATGAGGAGTGGAAAGAGTGGGAACCAGACTCTCTCATCGTGGAAGCTAAAGCTTCTGGGGCTCCGTTAGTATTTGAGCTACGAGCCATGGGTATTCCTGTCCAAGAATTTACGCCAACTAAAGGTAATGACAAGATAGCCCGTCTAAATGCGGTGGCAGATATATTTGCGTCTGGAAGAGTTTGGGTTCCTCAGACACACTGGGCAGAAGAACTTGTAGAAGAAGTAGCGAGCTTTCCTTCAGGCGAACATGACGACTTAGTGGACAGTATGTCTCAAGCCCTGTTAAGATTCAGACGTGGCGGCTTCGTGCAATTAGATTCTGACTACGAAGACGAGCCGAGGCAGTTTAGAAGAAAACAGCCCTATTATTAAGGACTAAATTATGGCAATAGAAAAAGGACTATACGCAGCCCCTCTTGGTATGGAGCAGTTAGCCATGGAAGAAGAGCCCCTTGAGATTGCTATTGAAGATCCGGAGTCAGTTGAGATCGGCATTGATGGAATGCCCATCCTAAGAATAGAAAAAGCGGAAGAAGACGAAGACGAGTTTGGCGAGAATATTGCAGAGGACATGAGTGAGCAAGACCTCCAGTCCTTAGCCTCCGAATTAATTTCTGATTTTGATGATGATGTTTCTTCTCGTAAAGACTGGATGCAGACTTATGTCGATGGCTTAGAGCTACTCGGTATGAAGATCGAAGAAAGAACAGAACCTTGGGAAGGCGCCTGCGGTGTGTATCACCCACTCCTCTCTGAAGCATTGGTAAAGTTTCAGTCTGAAACTATGATGGAGACTTTTCCAGCAGCAGGTCCTGTAAAGATTGAAATCATTGGTCGTGAAACGCCAGAGAAAAAAGATGCGGCAGAACGTGTCAAAGAAGACATGAACTACCAGCTAACAGATGTAATGAAGGAATACAGACCTGAACATGAGCGCATGTTATGGGGCTTAGGTCTCTCAGGTAATGCGTTTAAGAAAGTTTATTACGATCCAAACTTAGAGCGTCAAGCATCTATATTTGTACCCGCAGAAGATATCGTTGTTCCTTACGGCGCTAGCAATATTGAAACTTCTGAGCGTGTCACGCACGTGATGCGTAAGACCAAGAACGAGTTAATTAAGTTGCAAGTCGCAGGCTTCTATCGTGAAGTTGATTTAGGTGAGCCTGTTAATGCGCTTGATGAAGTAGAGAAGAAGATTGCGGAGAAGATGGGCTTTAGAGCCACATCGGATGATCGCTTCAAACTTCTTGAAATGCATGTTAGCTTAGATCTTCCTGGTCACGAGCATAAAGATGACAAAGGCAAACTAACAGGTATTGCTCTTCCTTATGTAGTCACTATTGAGAAAGGTACAAATAATGTTCTCGCGATTCGACGAAACTGGGAACCGACTGATGACACTCATGCGAAACGTAACCACTTCGTCCACTATGGATACATTCCGGGTTTTGGCTTCTATTGCTTTGGACTTATTCATCTCATTGGTGCTTTTGCTAAGTCTGGTACTTCTATTCTTCGTCAGCTTGTTGATGCTGGTACCCTTTCTAATCTTCCGGGCGGTTTCAAGACCCGTGGTCTTAGGGTCAAGGGCGACGACACGCCAATCGCCCCAGGAGAATTCCGTGACGTAGATGTACCTAGTGGGACTATGCGGGATAACATCCTGCCTCTTCCATATAAGGAACCAAGCCAGACTTTGTATCAGTTGATGAATCAAATCATTGACGAAGGAAGACGTTTTGCTGCAGCAGCAGATATGAAAGTCTCGGACATGTCTGCTAATTCGCCAGTGGGAACTACACTGGCTATATTAGAGCGCACCCTTAAAGTAATGAGTGCAGTACAGGCTCGTATCCACTATGCAATGAAACAAGAGTTTCGGCTCTTAAAGAAAATTATTGCAGACTACACCCCTGATGAATATACCTATGAGCCAATTGAAGGCAGTCGTAGAGCTAAAAAATCAGACTATGACCAAGTAAACGTCATACCTGTATCAGACCCCAACGCGGCTACTATGTCGCAAAAAGTAGTGCAATATCAAGCAGCTCTACAACTTGCTCAAACTGCACCACAGCTCTATGATCTTCCACTCTTACATCGTCAGATGCTAGACGTGTTGGGCATTAAAAACTACGCCAAACTTGTGCCGTCTCAAGACGACAAAAAACCAATGGATCCTGTTACTGAGAACCAAAACGTTCTAATGATGAAACCTGTCAAGGCTTTCCTCTATCAAGATCATCAAGCTCATATTGCGGTGCATATGGGTGCAATGCAAGATCCTAAGATTCAACAATTAGTTGGTATGAATCCAATGGCACAACAAATACAGGCCGCTATGATGGCTCATGTTAATGAGCACATTGGCTATGAATATCGTAAACAGATGGAAATGCGTATGGGCATGGAGCTTCCACCTGATAACGAACAATACGAAGAGGAAGGCATTCCAGAGCATTTGGAAGTCAGAATCTCGCAACTCGCTGCTCAAGCAACACAACAGCTCTTGCAACAGAATCAGCAAGAAGCGCAAGCGCAACAAAACGCCCAAGCGGCGCAAGACCCACTGGTCCAAATGCAACAGATGGAATTACAGCTGAAGCAAGCAGACCTGCAACTCAAGCAGCAAAAACTTCAAGTTGATGCAGCAGCCAAAGAAGATCAACTTCAAATTGAACGTGATCGTATAGAAGCACAAAAAGAAATTGCTGGTATGCAAGTTGGAGCTAAAACAGCCAAAGATAAAGCCGACCTAGAAGCTAAGATGGAGTTGGAAGGTTTAAAGATTGGCGCAGACATCGCCTATAAAAAGGCGCAAAAGAAAGGTAATTGATGGATAAAACGCTTGAGGTACTGCTTAAACAGTACAGAGATAAGCGCAGCCAAATAGCTGATGCCGTTTCCAGTGGCGCAGCTAAGGATTACGCAGAGTATCGCGCACTTTGTGGTGAGATTCGAGGCCTTCTCACTGCTGAGTCATATTTACTAGACCTTGCAAAAAACCTGGAGAACGCTGATGACTAACGTCATTGATTTAGAAAAAGCAGTAGATTTAAGTGCAATTTTGCATAAAGAAGCAGAAGAAAGAGCCAAACAACTTCCTATGCCCCAGGGTTATAGAATACTTTGCGCTATTCCTGAAGCAGAAGAAGCTTTTGATAGTGGAATTCTTAAATCAGACGAAACCATGCGGCACGATGAGCTTTTAACCACCGTGTTGTTTGTAGTCGACATGGGTCCAGATTGCTACCAAGATAAGACTAGGTTCCCTAATGGTCCTTGGTGTAAAAAGGGCGATTTTGTTCTAGTGCGTCCTAATGCAGGTACACGGCTAGTTATCCATGATCGTGAGTTCCGAATTATCAACGACGATTCTGTGGAGGCTGTAGTTCAAGACCCACGTGGAATTAAACGTAAGTTTATTTAAGGAGAAAGTTATGGCTCAGATGGAAAAAGAAGAATTTAAGTTCCCTGATGAAATTGAAAATCAGGGTAAACCCTTAGAAAATGAGGCAAAAGACGCTGCGGCTGATGATGTTGAGTATGTTGTTGAAGACGATACCCCTGCCGAAGATAAAAATGCTAAGCCCTTACCTGCTGAGGTAAAAGAAGAACTTGAGAACGATAACCTTATGGAGTACTCCAATAAGGTAAAAATGCGTCTTGAGCAGATGAAAAAGGCTTGGCACGACGAGCGTCGTGTAAAAGAAGCAGCTGAAAGGGAGCGGGAAGAAGCTATTCGCTTTGCCCAGCAGGTTGCGCAAGAGAATAAAAAACTCAAATCTACGCTCTCTGAAGGTGAAAAACAGTACGTTTCAACCATGCAAAGTGCAGCAGAAACCGAAGTGGAGATGGCAAAACGGGCCTATCGAGATGCTTATGACTCGGGAGATTCAGACCGAATTGTTGAAGCTCAGCAAAAATTAACAGA